AGTAAATTTTGCGTGCTAGTCGCTTGGCGTTAGTCCGTGAAGTGAGTTTTTGGATACATTGTACCAGAGATTAACACGTTGAAATTATTTCTGAAAACAGAAAATCAGAATCAGACGCGATGAATAATCGCAGAAGTAACACCCGGAAAAAGGGTGTCAACTTAAAATTGCAAAATCAAAATAAAAAAGGACCGGGGAAACCCGGTCCTAAGAAGATGAGGGGAAGAAACTTCCTCAGTCCGCTTATGCGGATCCGAGCGATGATCGTTTACCTCATAACACTGATCTTAACAGGCAGGAAATGGACACCGGCGATGAAAAACTTCTGGAAACGGATCAACCCTGACGTGGGGCTGAGCACATTGCGCAGAGTGAAGAACATCGCCAACAACTTGATGAAAGGACTTCTAGCCCGGAAGCGTCGAAGTTCCGCCACGCACCTATGGCTTCTGTTCACACTCGGTGCCGCATGCGGCATTCATGTGGAGAGGTTTGTGTTTAGTGGAACACCCGGAATCCTGATGAATGTGACAAGGCATGACGTGGGGAAGACGTTCAGAATCTCAGGGGGGAACTGTACAGTTATGACCATCGATGCCGGACACTGGTGTCCAGATAGCACAACATACCAATGCCCCACCCTCACTGAAAACGAACATCCAGAAGATGTGGACTGTTGGTGCCATGGCGTTCCGAGCGTGTACGTGACATACGGGAAGTGCAAGGCCGACGGGGCCCCGCGACGCTCGAGAAGGTCAGTCGAGATCACGAGCCACATAACGGAAGGGTTGAACACCCGCCAGGAAACGTGGGCCATTGACCGTTATGGAAAACTCCAGCTAGAAAAAGTGGAAAGATGGGTAATACGCAACCCCATGTATGCTCTGGCTGTTGCGCTGATCAGCTACTTCTTTGGAAGCAACAATGTACAGCGAGTGGTGATCGGGAGCCTTCTTCTGCTCATTGCTCCGGCTTACAGCACTCACTGCACCAGCATAGAGAATCGGGATTTCTTGAGTGGGGCCCAGGGGACGACATGGACCTCTGTGGTCTTGGAACATGGTGGCTGCGTCACTTTGACCTCAGACGATAAACCCAGCTTGGACATATGGCTAGACTCAGTCACTATAAATGGCCCACCATTGGTCAGGAAAGTGTGTTATGATGCTAACATTTCAGACCAAAAAACCGCTAATAAATGCCCTACCACGGGGGAAGCCATCTTGGATGAGGAACACGAGGTGGAGTACGAATGCAAAAGAGGGTTTTCTGACCGAGGTTGGGGGAACGGGTGTGGGCTGTTTGGAAAAGGTAGCATCGTTGCCTGTGCAAAATTTGCATGCGCACACGACATGCAACTGCATGAAATTGGCCAGGACAAGGTGCACTTTGTCATCAAACTCCAACTACATACCTCTGAGAGGGATTCCACTTCAGCTGACTGGAAGAGAAGCATAGAGTTCAACATGCTTTCCGGACAACAGGTGGTTGTGTTCACTGGATATGGAACTGTGACACTCAGTTGCAACCTGAAAACCACCATGGACTTGGGCAATTATTACATTGCCATCCTGGGCTCTGATAGGTTTCTTGTTAACAAAAACTGGGCCACTGACCTGCCACTGCCTTGGACGCCGGCTTCTGCTGATGCTTGGCGTGAAAAACACTACCTGGTACACTTCGAGGAGCCACATGCAACCTCAGTGGCAGTGACAACTCTGGGGGACCAGGAAGGGGCTGTAAAACTTGCCATGAGTGGGGCCACCAGACTGCAACTCTCCAGTGGGAAAAACGTTCTCAAGGGGGGCCACGCTGTTTGCCAGGTGCAGACCCATGGATTGACCTTGAAAGGCAAGACCTATGCCATGTGTAGAGGAGGATATTCATTTTCCAAAACCCCCGTCACTTCCGGACACCAAACAGTGTTAATGAAAGTGAAAGTGTCGAAAGGAACTCCATGCAGGATTCCAGTCACGATGTCCGACAGCCTGACAGTGACAAAGAACCAAGGAGTCATAGTGACCACAAACCCTATCGCATTCGATGCCAATGAGGTCCTGATCGAGGTTATTCCACCATTCGGAGACAGTCACATAATTATTGGTAATGGAGAGGACAGGCTCACACACCGATGGCACCAGCCTGGGAGCACCATAGGCAAGGCGTTTAGAGTGACAATGAGGGGCATGGAAAGAATGACCATCATTGGAGATGACGCCTGGGACTTTGGTTCCACTGGCGGAATCTTCAATACCATAGGCAAGGCCATTCACACTGTGTTTGGAGGTGCGTTCTCGGCAATATTCGGAGGGGTTAATTGGATTGTGAAAATCCTCATAGGCACCATCTTTTTGTGGCTGGGAGTGAACGCCAGAAATGGCACGTTGACCCTTGTGCTGCTCATAACTGGTGGTGTTTTGGTCTTTCTTGGAACAGGAGTGGGGGCTGAGACTGGCTGCGCCGTGTCTTTAGAGCAGAAGGAGCTGAAATGCGGTGATGGCGTGTTCATCTTCCGCGACACGAATGACTTTTTGTCAAAATACCGTCTGTGTCCATTGTCACCCCAGGAGCTTGCTAGCATAATACAGGCAACGAGTGAGCGTGGGGCCTGCGGCCTGAACTCAGTTGATGAGCTTGAGCATCGAATGTGGAAAGAGATCGAAGATGAAGTCAATCACGTTTTAGATGAAAACGGTATTGATCTCTCAATGGTCGTGGGCGACCCTATGGGGGTCTACAGACGAGGTGGAATGTCTTTTTCCAACGCAACGCGTGAACTCTCTTATGGCTGGAAAACATGGGGGAAAACCTTTTACAATGCTGTGGAAAGGAAGAACCATTCATTCATAATAGACTCACGTGACCAAAACGAATGCCCCGATAGCCAACGGGTGTGGAACTCTTTCATTCTGGAAGAGTTCGGCATGGGCCTTTTCAAAACACGTGTCTTTTTGAAAACTGCCCTTCAATACACTCAGAAATGTCCGACAATGCTATTGGGGGCTGCTGTGAAGAATAAGGTGGCAGCGCACAGTGATCAAAACATGTGGATGAAATCAAGCCTGGTGAATGGCACATGGCAAGTCACCGAGCTGGAAACACTGTCCTACAGGGAATGCCTGTGGCCCAGCACACACACAGTGGGCACAAGCACAGTTCAAGAAAGTTCGATGTTCATGCCTAAGGGGATAGGAGGCCCTGTTACTGTTCACAACTACATCCCGGGCTATGCGACGCAGACCCACGGTGCTTGGCATGTGAAGAATTTGCGCATGGTCAGGGAAGTCTGTCCAGGGACCAAAGTGGATGTGGAAACGAACTGCCAGAGACGCGGAGCCTCAGTGCGATCGACCACGCAGAGCCACAAAGTGATCACAGACTGGTGTTGTCGGTCTTGCATACTACCCCCAGTGACATACAGAAATGATACTGAATGCTGGTACGCCATGGAGATCAGACCCAAGAATATGTTTGAGGAGCACCTTGTGAAAAGCTGGGTGTCGGCTGCAGATGGAAGGCGTTGTGATCAATTCACTGGAGGAGTGTTGGCCCTCTTTGTGTTATTGGATCTCATTGTCTACAAACGGCTCTCTCCCCGAAAGCATGTATGGTTGGTGGGTGTCCTCTTGCTGGTAGCCTTCACTGGAGGGATAACCCTCCGTGACATGATGAAATGTCTCATCCTACTTGGGCACACCTTTAATACCCTACACTCAGGGGAAGAGGTGTCACATCTGGCAATGGTTGCCGTCATGGACCTGAGAGCGGGTTTCGTCACGGGCTATTACCTGGCAAAACCTTTAGGACCAAAGGGAAAGTTCCTCGTGGTGGTTGCCTTGTCCATATCCCAAGTGGTACTGTCTGACAAAATCGGATTCCTAGACTGGATGGACGCTGTTGGGCTAGTGGCTGCCGTGGTGCAGGCCTTGATTGAGTTGAAATCAGAAAATTGGGCAATGCTCGGACTACTAGCTCTGAACCCCATGGGGTCGAAGTTGGTTGCAAAGACAACCATCGTCACGCTCCTAGGACTTGCAGGGCTCGCAATTTTGCAAAAGCGGGACACGAGTGCAAGAAGGACATATCCCAAGTTGATAGGGGCAGCAATGGTTCTGTTGGGGTTCACCCGTGGGTGGATCCTAGGATTGCTCACAATGCTGAGCCAGCAGAGCTTGAGGACAGCGAAAAGGAGCATGGACTGGACAGATGGAATTACTGTGCTGGGAGTTGTGGCCGCATTGGCCGGGCTGACTCTAGGAGATCAGGAGGAACTTATGGCTCCCTTCATGATTGGGGCTGTACTGCTGCTATGCTATGCGATTGGCAACAGGTCTGACGGCTTGGTGATAGAAAAAGTGGCAGACATCACTTGGGACAGAGAAGCGGAGACCGAAGGAACCTCTGAACGCTTTGACGTAGCTGTGAACCACAACGGAGAGTTTTCACTCATAGAGGAGAAACCAATCCCCTGGAAGCAGGTGCTTATGGCCACAGGACTGTTAGTTTTCTCAACCCTGCACCCAATCTGCCTGCTGTTAGCCGCAGGAGGGTATTGGGTTTTTGAGTACACGTCTAGGCGCAGTAACATCATGTGGGAATTGCCATCTGTGGCTAGAGAAACCAGAAAATTCTCAGGGCAGGTGCCGGATGGGGTGTATGCCATAAACCAGAAGGGACTCCTGGGAAGCAACCAAAGAGGAGTTGGAGTGGTCAAGGAAGGGGTGTTCCACACCATGTGGCACGTGACGAGAGGAGCCCTCTTACGATATGAGGAAAACTACATCACGCCCCAATGGGCCAGTGTGAAAAGTGATCTGATCAGCTATGGTGGCAACTGGAAACTCAATTCACGATGGGAAAAAGGGGAAGAAGTGCAGATAATCGCATGTGTCCCTCGCCAAAAAGTCAAGAACGTGACAACAACGCCTGGAGTGTTCGCCCTGAAAACGGGAGAAGAAATTGGAGCGGTATCACTGGATTACCCTGCAGGAACCTCAGGTTCTCCCATCATCAACAAGAAAGGTGATATCATTGGCTTATATGGAAATGGAATCCTGACTGAGAATAAGGACTTTGTGTCTGCCATCGCTCAGGCTGACTCATGTGACCTGCGTACCCCAGAAGTTGATGTTGAGTTTAGAAAAGGAGAGATCAAGGTGCTGGATCTGCACCCCGGAGCGGGGAAGACCCGGAAGGTTCTGCCAGAGTTGTTACGGAAATGCCTTGAGCGGCGGCTGCGGACCTTAGTGCTGGCTCCGACCAAGGTGGTGCTGACAGAGATGTATGAAGCACTCAAGGACATGCCTATCCGGTATCATACAAGTGCTGCAATCGAGACAAAGAAATCAGGAGCTCTCATTGACATCATGTGCCATGCTACGCTGGCAAATCGGTTGCTTGAACCAGCTAGATATGTGAATTGGGAAGTGATAATTATGGATGAAGCCCATTTCTTGGATCCACATAGTATTGCGGTGCGGGGGTGGATGCAGCAGCTGGCCAACTTGAAACTGGCTTCAGTGATCTTGATGACCGCGACACCACCTGGAACCAGCGATGCTTTTCCACACTCCAATGGGAACATCGACGATACACAGATGACAATACCAGAAGAACCCTGGAAAAAAGGCTTTGAATGGATACTGGAGGATCAGCGGCCAACAGCGTGGTTTCTGCCATCGATTCGCTGTGCGAACGTGATGGCAAATTTCCTCAAAAAGAATGGCAAGACAGTGGTTGTGTTGAACAGAAGAACTTTTGACCAAGAATATCCGAAAATCAAGGACTCAAGACCCGACTTCATATTGACAACTGATATCGCAGAGATGGGCGCGAACCTCCCTGTAGAACGAGTCATAGACGGAAGGACATGCATGCGACCAGTGTTAAACGATGCGCGCAACCGTGTTGAAATCCAAGGACCCATGCCGATAACTGCTTCCTCTGCTGCTCAAAGGAGAGGGCGAGTGGGACGCAACCCGGACCGACACACCGACACGTATGTCTATGACGGTGACACAAGTGAAGACAACTCAGACCTTGTGTGCTGGAAGGAGGCCCTCTTGCTGCTAGACAACATGGAGATCCCTGGGGGGTTTGCCATGACCTTATTTTCCAATGAAGCGAGGAAAGTAGAGCATGTCCCTGGGGAGTTTAGACTCAATGCTGAAGGTAGGAAATGCTTTAGGCAACTCCTGAGAGCCCATGAATTCACTCCGTGGTTGGCTTGGAAAGTTGCGAAACACACAAAACCCTTGGACATGACATGGATCACGAAAGGGCCTGAAGAGAATAGGGTCTTCAATGAACATGGGGAAGTCCTCACATTCAAGACAAGATATGGTTCCGTGGAGCGCGTCCAACCCATCTGGAGTGACGCCCGGATGTTTGTGGATGGGTGTACAACGAAAAACTTTCTGTCTTATGCAACAGCCACCAGGTCGATGACAACAATACTGGAAAGGGTTGTGCAGGTGCCAGGGCTCATGAAGGACAACTTGCAAGAGGCCTGGGACACATACCACACCCTGCTGAGAGCAGATGAAAATTCTAGTAGACACAGAATGGCGCTGGATAACATCCCCGAACCCATGCTCAGTACTATGTGTGTGGCGTCAGTCGCGTCCATGACCATGGGAATTTTTCTGTACATGCTCGCTCCAAAGGGAACGTCACGAAAGACGCTCGCCTTTGTGACAATGGTTGCCGCTTCAGTGGGACTATGGGATGGAGATGTCTCAGTTGTCAAGATTGCTAGCATGATGCTGGTTTTCTTCATACTGTGTGTCATTCTAATTCCAGACGCAGGACTGCAGAGATCAACGCAGGATAACTACTTGGCATATTTTGTGATTGTGCTCCTGATGCTTGTGGGGCTCGTTGCAGCCAATGAGAATGGATACCTCGAAAAAACCAAAGCGGATATTTTCGGTCACAAGCAAATGAGGACAATGCCAGTGAACGGCTCATGGATGTCTTTTGACCTGCGACCAGGTAGTGCATGGGCAGTTTATGCCTTTGTGGTGGGGATATTCTCTCCGCTTTATCATCATGCAGAGAGCATCAACTATGGAGCCATTTCCTTGCAAGGCATCACCCAGAGCGCAGCAGCTTTCTTCCAAATGGACAAAGGCTATCCATTCATGAAACTACGCCTACCGCTCATTTTGATGGCCGTGGGGGCATTGAATAACATCAATGCGGTAGCCCTGTTACTTGGTCTAGCATGCGCTGTGTTCCACTGGTCCTTGGTCCTGCCAGGGCTGCGCGCGAAATTGGCGAAAATGGCATTAAGGAGGACGTACCATGGAGTAACAAAAAATGCCATGGTGGACGGCACCCTGACAAATGATTTGGACGAGGGCGAGGACATGCCAGAGCTTTTTGAGAAACAGCTCGGGACAATAGTTCTAATGGTGCTCTCACTCGCCAACGTGTTCACACTCCGCAGCACACTGGCCACAACCGAAGCTGTCGTCTTGATCACCTCTTCCCTGCCTCAGTTGGTGAACGGCGTTCCCTCGCCGGTTTGGAACACGCAAGTGGCGGTAGGTGTGGCTGGGCTTCTTAGAGGAAACTACTTGGCTCTCATCAGCACTGGCCATGCTCTATGGAGTGTGCGAGGCAATCGCCGAGGTGGTGGAGGAACATCCACAACTTTGGGAGAGCTTTGGAAAAAACAGCTCAACAAGATGACTAAAAAACAGTTTGAGTCCTACAAGAAATCAGGGATCATTGAAGTGGATCGCACGGCAGCGCAAGATGCCATAAGGAGAAACATCCTAGACGGATCCGCTGTGTCAAGGGGCAGTGCAAAGATGAGGTGGATGGAGGAGCGAGGCTTCGTCAAACTGGCAGGAACGGTTGTAGACTTGGGATGTGGGCGTGGTGGCTGGAGCTACTATGCCGCCTCGCTGAAAGCGGTCAAGAAGGTGCTGGCATTCACTCTAGGAACCCAAGGACATGAAAAACCCCTCATGAGGACAACTTATGGCTGGAACATAATTCGGTTCAAGGACAGAGTTGACGTGTTCACGTTGGAAACAATTCCAGGAGACACCCTGCTGTGCGACATAGGGGAAAGTTCCCCGTCAATCCAAGTGGAAGAACAGCGGACCCTGAAAGTCCTGATGAATGCGAAGAAATGGCTGTCTGAAGGCAGGTACGAGAACTTCTGCATCAAAGTGCTATGCCCATACACGCCGCTCGTGATGGAAGAAATGGCCCGCCTGCAAAGGGTTTTTGGTGGTGGACTCGTCAGGGTGCCGCTATCCAGGAACTCTACACACGAGATGTACTGGGTTTCGGGGACACGTACCGACGTTGTAGGTGCAGTGAACAACGTGTCAAGAGTGTTGATGCGCAGGATGCTCAATAAACCACAGCCACCAGTCATTGAGGAAGATGTGACGCTGGATCTAGGGACACGCCTAGTGGAACACGAGCTTGGTCCGATCAGCATGGATGCAATCAAGGAAAGAGTTGATCTCATCAAGAACAGCCACAGCCAGTCATGGTTCCAGGACACGGAACATCCCTACCGCACATGGCACTACCTTGGGTCTTATATCACAAGGGGCGGAGGAACAGCTGCATCAATGCTAAATGGGGTGGTGAAACTGATTTCAATGCCATGGGATTCAGTGAGCGCTGTGGCATGCATGGCAATGACCGACACCACACCATTTGGACAGCAGAGAGTTTTCAAGGAGAAGGTGGACACCAAGCCTACTGAACCAAATGAAACCGTCCGGAATGTCATGAGGATTACCAATGAATGGATCTTCCAGCAACTGGCCACAGGTAAAAGACCCAGGATGTGCACCCGAGAGGAGTTCATCAAAAAAGTGCGGAGCCATGCTGCTGTGGGAGCTTATGTTCCAGAGTTGGAAAAGTGGAGCTCGGCAGCAGATGCGGTCAATGACCAGGAGTTCTGGGACATGGTTGACAGTGAAAGAGCTTTGCACAAGAAAGGAAAATGCAGGACGTGCGTGTACAACATGATGGGAAAAAGGGAAAAGAAACCCTCCGAATTCGGGAAAGCAAAAGGGAGCCGAGCCATATGGTACATGTGGCTGGGGGCACGCTTCCTGGAGTTTGAAGCCCTAGGTTTCTTGAATGAGGACCACTGGATTGCCAGACGCCACTCTAGAGCAGGAGTGGAAGGCATTGGACTGCAGTACCTAGGGTATGTGCTGGAAGAACTGGAGGGGAAGAAAGGAGGAAAGTTCTACGCAGATGACTCAGCGGGATGGGACACAAGAATCACCATAGCGGACCTGGAAGACGAAATGGAAATTGTCAAGTACATGAAACCAGAACAGCGCATCCTCGCTGAAGCAGTTATGACACTTGCTTACAGACACAAGGTGGTGAAAGTTGAGCGTCCAATACCGGGAGGAAGAACAGCCATGGACATCATATACCGGCAAGAACACAGAGGCTCGGGACAGGTGGTCACTTATGCATTCAACACCATTACCAACATGAAAGTGCAACTAATAAGAATGGCCGAGTCAGAGGAAGTCCTCCCCCACCCAGATGAAAAATGGACTGAGGAGCGCGCCGACACACTGCGCTGCTGGCTGAGAGAAAATGGGATAGATCGCCTAGAGCGGATGGCAGTTAGTGGAGACGACTGCGTGGTCAAGCCAATCGACGACAGGTTTGCGACATCCTTGCATTACCTGAACCGGATGGCCAAGATCAGAAAGGACATAGGAGAATGGAAACCCTCCCAGCCACTTCAGAACATGGATGAAGTGCCATTCTGCTCCCACCATTTCCACAAATTAAGACTGCGGGATGGCAGGGCAATCATTGTGCCCTGCAGGGACCAAGACGAACTGATAGGAAGGGCAAGGATATCCCCAGGGAATGGGTGGATGGTGAGGGAAACTGGGCCGCTGAGCAAAGCTTATGCAAACATGTGGAAACTGTTTTATTTCCACCGAAGGGACCTGAGGCTCATGGCAAACGCCATCAGTTCAGCTGTCCCCGTTGACTGGGTCCCGACAGGAAGAACGACATGGTCCTTGCATGGAAAAGGTGAATGGATGACGTCTGAGGACATGTTGGAAGTCTGGAATAGGGTCTGGATACATGACAATCCCCACATGCAGGAGAAAAAACCCCTTGAAGATTGGAAAGAAATTCCGTACCTCAACAAGTCACAAGACGTACGGTGTGGGTCACACATAGGATGTTCACAAAGGAAAAGCTGGGCAGACGCCCTGCCCAGCACAGTGGAAAAAGTCAGGTCCATAATTGGAAAAGATGGAAAATACGTGGACTACATGCAAACACAAACAAGGTTTGCCACAATAGTTCGAACAATGTTCGGTGATGTGTTGTAAATGAAAATCTTGGAATAAAGTCAGGCCGCAGCGTCTAAAACCGGAGCCTCCGCTGGGAAACCAGTCGACGGGGACTAGAGGTTAGAGGAGACCCCCCGCGCCCATAACCAACATAAAACAGCATATTGACACCTGGGAAAAGACCGGAGACTCTG